TCGTCGAAAACGCTGAGCTCCGCACCCAAGCCCCTTCTGAGTAGTTCTACCTACGACAAACTCAAGCACACTGTAGCAATCGTCCTGCCAGCAGTCGCGGCGCTTTACATCGGTCTTGGGCAGGTCTGGCATTTTCCGCGCATCGAACAGGTCTCGGGAAGCATTGCTACCATCAACACGTTTCTTGGAGTGCTGCTCGGTCTGGCTACCAAGTCGTATAACAACAGCGATGCCAAGTATGCTGGTGTGATTCAGGTCGATGACACGGGCGTCAAAAAGAACATTTCCTTGGTCGTCAATGGTGACCCGGAGGAAGTTCTTTCCTCTTCGAGTGAAGTCACGTTCAAGGTCAGTGGCACCGGCGAGACTCCAGTCGTGAACGAGCGGGAGTAGATTTTTTAGGGGTCGCAGATATTACATGCTGTATAGTGAAGCCCCTACGAAAGGAACAGCAATGTACCGCTTCGAAAAGATTTCCAAGACCAATCCTTCCGACCTCGAGCAGGAGATCCACCGTGTGCTTACGCTCATGGCTGAGATCGACGACCCTGCCGACGACAGGTACCAGAAGCTGAACGAGATCCTCGTTTCGCTGCACAAGCTCAATGAGAGTGAAACCTCTTACAAGCGCGTCAGTCGAGACCAGATCCTCGCAGCTGTGGTGCACCTCGCCGGCATCGCCGCGATCATCAACTACGAGCGCATCCACGTGATCACCTCCAAGGCCGGATCGATGATCTTGAGGTCCTTCAAGTGAAATTTGCTCCCCGCCAGGACTGATAAACGATGGGTCATGTAAGAACTAGCAACTCTTACATGGCCTCTCGTTTTTTGCCTTTCCGATCTCTTTCGAGGGTCGCATGGTTTACACGCTCTATAATGAGAAACCTCAACGAAAGGTTAAGCCATGCTGAACAAGGAAAAGCTCGCCTCCATCAAGGACAAGGCAAAGCAGTACCTTCCACTCGCTACTACCGCCGCCGGACTCATCACCACCGCCTTTGCAATTTTCGTCATCAACGATGCCAAAGAGAAGACCGCCTACGCGATCTCCGTCATTGACAGCCTCGACGAGGACACGCTCTACGTGACGGCTGATGACCGTGAAGCGATGAAGCGTGGACACTCTGTCATGCATTACACCATCGACGGCTGCGACTACGAACTCCGCCACACTGGACCTGACCACGAAGAATGATCTCTAAAAACGAGAGCTCGCCCCACACGGGCTTTCGTTTTTTGTCTTTTCGAGGCATCGAAGAGTTAGAGTTTTACGTCAAAATGAGAAGTACTTTCGCATCGATTACACGCCTTATAATGAGACCCCTACGAAAGGAAAACTCATGTCACAGCCCATCGAACCGATCGTGTTCGAGCACAAATCCGCACGTTGCGAGTTGGTGGTTTGGGATGATATACCGCTACTAGCCAGCCTGTCCGAAGTACATTCGGCTGTTAAAGGCCAAGGTCACGCCACCCGTCTGTTGAACGATGTAATCGATTACGCAGACAAGAACGGCTTGACCATAGCCTCTGCAGCCCAACCGTACGGAGACGAGGAAGGAGCGCTTTCATTCACTCAACTCATCAACTTCTACAAGAAATTCGGTTTCGTGTTCGCAGACACCTGCGATTCTGAATACGGTGCGTACATGGAACGCAAACCTCAGTAATCTCAGACTAACGAGAGCTCGCCCCACACGGGCTTTCGTTTTTGTCTCTTCGCAGATAATACATGGCTTATAGTGAGACCCCTACGAAAGGCATCCCACAATGAACCGCAAATTTTGCCTCGGACTGTCGCTCGTCATCATCGGCGCTTCGTCGTTCGGTGCCGCCTCGGCCTATATCATCAACACTATTCTCCAAGCCCGCAAGACCAAGCGCGAGAACTCTCCCAGCATTTCTGCTGACGAGATGATCGCCATGCTCAAGGCTTCGAGCATAGTGATGGACAAGGCCCGAGACGGCGCCTACGACGATGTTGTCGACAAGGACGCTGCCATCCGAAGTGACTACGAGTTCTACAAGATGACTCTCCTCATGGGAGACTGAACAAACCCCTCTGCCCCTACATGGGGTATGGGTTTTGCTCTTTCGGTGGATCGCAAGATTTACACGTTCTATTATGAAACTTCCGCGAAAGGACCAAGATGTTCAAAGGCATTGTTCGATCTCTGACGTTCTATGCATTCTCCGCGCTGAATTTCATCTACGCGTATCGAGCTCTGAAACGCGAATTCGTGAAACTTGTCGAAACCGAAAAGGCAGAGAACAAGTTTCACTACGTCGCCATCAGGCTCGCGCGTGGTGACTACAACAGCATGGACTCAAACGCATTTAAACAGATGAGGTTCGACTTCAAGTTCAACGACATCGCATCCCAATATCACGCCAAGGCTCACTTCAAGGATTGATTCCTAGAACCTAGGGCCCTACATGGGCTTTAGGTTTTGCTTTTCACGAGGTCTCGCATGATCTACATGGATTATAATGAGACCCCTACGAAAGGTAACTGACATGCTTATCGCTATCATCGCCGTTGTTGGAATCCTCGCTGGCTTCATCGCCGCCCGCATCAAGTACCGCTCCATTATTGCCGAACTGACTCTCTCCCACGAGGAGAAGGCCGAGACGCTCTACATGAAGGGCTACAACCGCGGGTGGGAGATGGCCAGTACGGACTTCTTCAACGTCAAGAAGAGCTGGAAGCGACTCACCGACCCTGAGGACTGATCCCAGACTCTAATCCCCCACAAGGGATTAGGGTTTTAAATTTGTCTTCGCATGATTTACACGCCTTATAATGAGAGGAGAGGTAAACCACTAGGGTGGTATCCACCACTTAATCTGGCCTAGCTCTGTCGAAAGACATCTCGCCCTCTTACTTTTTGCCCAACGTGGGTTTTAAGTTTTACCTTTCGCGTGATTTACACGGCTTATAATGAGACCCCTACTGATTGGACACCGTCATGTTTTTCAAGAAGCGCGCAATCCAGGTCAGCGTCGTCAAGACCAGCCCGAAGAAGACTGAGGACCCCGAATCCACCATGGCCACTGCCATCGGCGAATCTTCCGCTCGACTCGTAAACGAGTTGGCAAAAGACTTCGTCAAGTATGCCGCCGGTGCGATCATCGGAGTCGTCGTCCTCTATAAGGCTGCCGACACGCTGAGCCAGATCGCCGTCAAGAAGACCAAGAGCGCTGACAACGACAACTGATCTCAAGCCCGAAACCCCCGCAAGGGGTTAGGGTTTTTGCTTCAAAACTCGCATGATTTACATGGCGTATAATGAGAACCCCTACGATAGGAGACACATCATGTCTACTCTTCAGAACTCCGTCAACGACGTCGTGAAGATCATGCGCTCGCGCGCTGATGCCGCACAGACCTCTTTCGACAACGCCCGCAAGCGCGGTGTTTCGATCCGCACCAAGCAGATCGCCACCGCCGCCGGATACGTAGTCGGAATGGTCGGTGGCATCATTGCCACCGCCGCGATCATTCAGAAGACCTCGAAGACCGAGAACCACGAGGACTGATATCCCGCATCAACACTCTCAGGCTCTAATCCCCACAAGGGATTAGAGTTTTGCCTCGCACAAAAAACACGCCTTATAATGAGAACCCCTACGAAAGGAATTGCTATGCTTTCCAAGAAGACCGCCACCCCGAACCTCCACGTCATCACCAACGACGATGTTCGCCGCGCTGAGGCACAGAAGAAGATCAACAACACGATCGCGAAATTCGTCGCGATCAAGGTTGGTGTGACTGTTGCAATCGCCATCGCCGCGCACATCGCCATCAAGAAGATGACCGAGGCCGAGAACAAGAACTCCGAAAGCTGACATCCATCGTCAACCTCAAGCCCAACCCCATACAAGGGGTTAGGGTTTTGCTTCAAAATGAGAAGTACTTTCGCCACCTCGCGTAGGATACATGCCTTATAATGAGACCCCTACGAAAGGTGTTAAAATGCTTCGTATAATTCGACTGACTCCGCAGGAGTGGATCGAAATCGACGATGATGGAAACGTTGAACTTCACTTCATCGATCCCGACATTGATGATGAAGAGTCGTTCGACTTGCTCATCAGAAGGCCCAACAGCCACCAGTCGATCGATCTGCTCATTTACAGGCCAGACCTGATGACAGACGAAGAGATCATCAAGATCTATATGGAGATTTTCCACACTCACTTCTGATCTCAGGCTCTAATCCCCCGCAAGGGATTAGGGTTTGCTTTTAGGAGTAAAAAATTCCCCGCCGGGAATTCTGGAAAAAGTTTCATGAACGATCTTAGTTGGGTTCTACCTCGCATGATTTACATGGCGTATAATGAGAACCCCTACAATAGGAGACACATCATGTCTACTCTCCAGAACTCTGACGCCCCCAAGACCCCCTCCAAGTTCGTTCAGAAGCTGAACAGCCTGAACCCGTCCGCGATGAGCGACGAGAAGAAGGCCGCCGTCGTCGGACGCATCAAGATGATTGGTGCATTCGCCGCTGGTGTCCTGACCACCGTCATCGTCGTCGGAACCGCTTCATACTACAACAGCATCCCGAAGATCGACGAAATCGAAGAGACCGAAGAGACCACCGAAGACTGATATTCCCCTCTAACAGGAAGATCAATGCCCAGACCCCACAAGGGGTTTGGGTTTTCTTTTGGCGTTGCGATATTTGTGTTCGGAATCTCATTCGTGAGACAAAAAGTGTCCCGAGATCCTTTTGCAACGAGAGGTATTTTCGGGCTTAGTGCTCCATCCACTTGGGGTACAAACTCGTCAAGAAAGGCACATCATGGCGAAGGAAATCGAGAAGCGCAAGCACCCGGTCATCATTACGCTGCTCACTCTCGCAGCACTGGCCGGCCTCATCCGTTACATCGTCAAGATCGCCAATTCCGACTACCGCTTCGAGGAGAAGTGAGCGTGCCTGACAACAACCACGAGTTCACCATCAAGTTCAAAAAGCCGAAAGCGTGGGACAAGATCAAAGAAGCATGGGATGAGAACCCCATGCTCGTGGCGGTTATTGCCACCGGAGCTGTAACCGCTTTCAGCAAGCTCATCGATGCCGTCGCTGGCATTCAGAGCAAGCGCGCGTACG